CGGGAAGCCCCGCCGGGGCCTGGGGTATCCCCAGCATTCAAAGTTCCCCCTCTCCCGCACAGGGGAGAGGGGCTTTCTCAGTCAAAGGAACCGCGATGGCGGACTTTCAACCGAGGTTCGTCGACCTCGTTCGCAACTACACGTCGACGGCAGGGACGGGCGCGTTCGCGCTCGGCCCGGCGGTCAACGGGTTCACGGGCTTCGGCTCGGCGCTGCAGGCGGGCGACAGCTTCTATTATTCGGCGATCGGGGTCGACAAGCCGGCCGAGCGGGAAGTCGGGCGCGGGACGCTGCAGGCGAACGGCACGATCAGCCGCTCGCCGATCGGCGGATCGCTCACCAACTTTTCGAGCGGCACCAAGACGATCGCGCTGATCGCGGCGGCGGAATGGTTCACGACGATCCAGAACGGTGCGGGCTCGCTCCAGGCCGTTGCCTCGAGAGCGGCCCTTGCAGCGTCGAGCGCCAGGGAGGTCCCGGCGGTCCTGACCGAGAACGGGCGCGAAGGCCTGTTCCTGTTCGACAGCACCAATCTGAGCTCGGCGGTCGGCGCCGATCCGCAACAGGGCGTTTACATTGCGCCCGCCAGCGACCCGACCGGCGCTTCGGGGGCCTGGGTGCGCAAATATTCGGGCCTGGCCAGCGTCCGCTGGTTCGGCGCGGCGGGGGACGATGCCACCAATGACGGAGCGGCGTTCACTGGTGCGGTCGCGCATCTCAAATCGACCAAGCGGGCATCGGCCTATGGCGAGGGATCGGGCGGCTTGTTCGTGCCGGCCGGCAAATATTTCCTCGGAACGACGACGATCGACTTGACCCACGGTCTCAGGATCGTCGGCGAGAGCCTTGGCGAGGCGGGCGGCCAGGCATCGCAGCTTCGATGGTCAGCCGGAGCGACCGGAATCCGGGTCCAGCGGTTCAACACGAGCGGAGCATCAGGGACATACTCAGGCGTACCGAACAGCAACGGCGGGGACGCATCGATCATCGAGAAGCTCGAGCTCAAGGGCGGCTACACGAACTCCGATGCCGAATGCCACGCGGTTCACCTCAGGGCTCGAGCGACCCTGCGCGACCTCTATATCGAAAATTGGCAGGGCGACGGAATCTACGCCAACTGCACGGCTGGCTCGGGCGGCGCCACGGAAGGCAACGCCAACAATATCGAGGCGAGCCGGATCATGATCGCCGGTTGCCGCAACGGCGTCTCTCTCAATGGAGCAGACGTGAACGCCGGCGCTTTCACGGCGATCAGCGCGATGGGGAACCGGCAGTGGGGCATCAACGACAATAGTTTTCTCGGCAACACGTTCGTCGCCTGCCATGCGTCCACCAACGCCGCCGGTCCTTACAGGACGAGCAACCTGAACGCGGTCAGCACCTTCGTGAATTGCTATTCGGAGGCCGATCAGCCCGCATCCTCATTCGTCAATCGAACCCTGGTCCTGGGTGGACTCCATGGGGCCGGTACCGGCTCATACGGCGGCCATTTGTTCAGCCAGGGTGGACAATTGTGCGCGGCGCAGGACCTCATCGTTGGGCGCAACCTGCAGGTTGGCGGCTCGACAACGACAATGGGGCCGACGTTGGGGGCAGCCGCCGACAACACATTCTTTTTCGACAATACCAACTACCACAGCTTCCTCTTCGGGCGTTCGTGGGCGGCGGGCGTGCCCCAGATCGACGGGCTCATCACGTTCCACAGGGGCTTTGGGATCGACCTCAACGCAACGCAACCTGGAACGCAGGTGCGGCTGCAGGCCCAGGGCAACGACATCGTAACGGCCCAGAGCGACGGGCTGCACGTCAGCGGAATCGGGGCGTTCTCCGGCAACATCGGCGCGCTCAATCTGTCGGGCACGAACACGGGCGACCAGGTGATCGCCCTGACGGGCGACGTCACGGGCTCCGGGACCGGTTCCTTCGCGGCGACGATCGGAAACTCCAAAGTCACTTATTCCAAAATCCAGAACGTCAGCGCGACGTCGAAACTGCTCGGCCGCGCTTCGGCGGGCGCCGGCGTCATCGAGGAGCTGGGACTGGCCGGCGGCCTGACAATGAGCGGCACGAACCTGACGCTTGGCGCCATCACTCCGACCAGTTCAACTGTCTCCGGGGCGGTCAAGAGCACCGATCCGGCCGCCGGCGTCGGTTACGGCGCAGGAGCGGGCGGAACGGTCACCCAGGCGACGAGCAAGTCGACGGGAGTCACGATCAACAAAGCTTGCGGCCAGATCACGACCAACAACGCCGCGCTCGCTGCGGCGGCGGTCGTGTCCTTCACCGCGACCAACTCTGCGGTCGCGGCGACCGACACGATCAACCTCAACCTTGCGAGCGGCAATGCGACCGCCGGGACCTACCGTTACTGGGCCGAGGGGATCGCCGCCGGATCGTTCAAGATCGTCATCGAGAACCGGTCAGGGGGGTCGCTGTCCGAAGCATTGGTATTCAACTTCGCGGTCGTGAAGGCGGTGACGGCTTAATCATTCCGGATCAGCCAAACATAGAGGTTCGATGGATTGCGCCAGGTCCAGAACGGGCGGATGAATTCTTTCGCAATTCGCCGCGGCGCTGACGGAATTCCGCCCGGGATGAACGAGTAGAGATCGCGAAACGATGGCTTTGCCTCCCGGAGACCCAGGCGGGAGGCCAGATCGAGAAGGGTCCTTCGGCTGAAACTATTGATATGTTCCAAAGGCTGAACCGGCATGATTTTCTCGTAGCGACTTTCGCCGGACTTCATGCTCGCCAGGATGTTTCGTGCGCGTCCGGCGTCGGGGAGAGAGAGCTTCAAAATCCCGTCAAGCGATCGGGTAAGGCGCTCCAGAAGCTTCGCCGGCTCCGGGACGTGCTCCAACACCTGTTCAAGGTTGATGACATCGAAGCGGTGATTTGAAATCACGTCGTCCGAAATCATGGCCACGCCTTGCGTTGAAACCCATGCCGAGCGGTCCTGCGCGAGCTCGGTCGCATAAGCATCATGACCGAGTTTCGACGCGATGATGGGCCAAAGGCCCCATCCGGTGCCGTAATCGAGCACCTTGAGCTTCGGTTTCTTGAGGAACGATGACAGGGCCATCAGTTCGTGGGCGTCGCGGGAGCCTTTCCAGTCCCTGATGTCGGCCTGGAACGTGGGAATCTTGTCAGGTGGATCGTCAGTTACGAGGTCGCTGTAAATGAAGCGCATCATTTCCGCGTCGCCGATGTGGCGCTGAAAAATGAGGCCGCAACGGAGGCAGCAATCGGCCTGATAAAAGCCGTCCAGGCCACTGGGGTCGAAATTGTAGAAGCGCCGAATGAAGTCACCCACCGCTCCGTCTGAGAAGCGAGTTTTCAGGAGAGTGACTGCATTTGACGGTCCGGCCGCCCCGCAACCCGGGCATCGTTCCCGCTCAACAAAGCGCACGGCGGCCTAAATCGCCGAAACGACGGCATTGTTCAAATTCGGAATCTCAAATGTCGAAAATCGGAACGCATCAAGCATGAGTATCGGTGAATTCGCGATGAGCGAGGCCGCTCTTTCGGAGCAGGAGCCGCCCTCGACCAGCAAGAAAACTCCGCCGCGGCGCCAGGTCGCGGCGAAGGCGGACGCAGCCGCCCAACCCGAGGCACGCTGAGCAACAGCCAACACAAAAAGGAATGCGATGACTTTCCTCTTGAAGGACCCCGACGCGGTCCTCGACTATTTGATCGACTGGGGCGCCGAATATCTCGGCGACGATTTGCTCGCCGAGAGCGACTGGACGGTCGCGCCCGATGAGGCGGGGGGCGTCACGATCGCCGGCAGCGACTTCGACGCGACCAACTCGACGGTGAAAGCCGGCGGCGGACTTCCGGGCCGGATCTATCGCCTGATCAATGAGGTCGTCACGGCTTCGGGCCGCGTCGACAGCCGGTCGATCGTGCTGCGCGTGGAGAAACGCTGATGGTTGCCGGAATCGCAGAGCCGGCGGTGACGCTGAGCGAGGCCCAGGCCTATGTCCGGATCGAGACGGGCGAGGAGGAGGCGATCGTCGCCGGACTGATCCGAACAGCGAGCGCGCTGTGCGAAGCCTTCATCAACCAGGTGGTCATGGCGAGAGCCTCCAGCGAAGTCATCCCGGCCAGCGGCGCATGGGAGCGGCTGACCCCAGGCCCGGTGCGCGCGATCACCCAAATCGAAGCGGTCGACGAGGCTGGCGCCGGGACGCCGTTGCAGGCCGGCGATTATTCGATCGATGTGGATTCCTCCGGCGACGGCTGGGTGCGCCTTGCAGGTTCGCTGGCATGCAGGCGCCTGCGAGTCTCGGGAACCGCTGGAATGGCGGCAAGCGAGAACGACGTTCCCGAACCGATCCGGCAGGGAATCCTGCGGCTGGTCGCATATCTTTTCAGCTCTCGCGATGGCGGTGGCGGCGAACCGCCTGCCGCGGTCTCGGCGCTGTGGCGGCCATATCGGCGGTTGAGAATCGCATGAGCGAGTTCGCAGGCACGCTGCGCGAGCGCGTGGTGATCGAGCGCCCCGTGTCAGTCCGAAATGCAATGGGATTGCAGGAACCAGGATGGGAGCAAGTGTGCCGCTGCCTCGCGAGCGTCGCGCTCGAAAGCGCCGGACCGGAAAGCGAAGCGCAATCGCTAAGTGCCATGCCGCGTTACCGGGTGAGCATCCGCCGGCGCGACGGGATCGCGATCGACCAGCGGATTGGCTGGAAGGGGCGCAAGTACAGGGTCCGGCAATTGCTCGAAGACCCACTCGAAAAGGACCGGCTGACGATGCGCTGCGAAGAGGTTCGGGCATGATGGAAGTGTTGATGGCTCGTGGCGAAAAAATTGCGCGGCTGGCGCAACAACGTGCGACCGATGAGCTCGTCAAGCACGTCGCTCAGCGCCTTCCCGATGCCGAAATCGAGAGACTGCTCTCGGGCTTCAGCATCCGCGAACTGCTCCTGTGCGAACACTGGCTCGCGGACAACGAACTGCGGTTCCTTTCGAGCTGCTTCAAATGAGTGCCGGCGGAACGCTGCAATCGGCAATCGCGGCCGCGCTCGCGGCGATCGAGGAGCTGACCGGCGTCTATGACGGGCCGCCGGCGCGCGCGGCTTACCCCTATGTCGCGCTCGACGCGACGACGGAGGCGGATTGGAGTCACAAGAACGGTGAGGGCCGCGAGGTCCTGATCGCGATCACCCTATGGGATGACCAGCCCGTGCGGCTGCACGCGCTGGCGGACGAGATCGAGACCAACATGCAGGCGCTCTCGCCATCGCCCGCCTGGCAGCTGGTGACGATGCGGATGATCCGGCGGCGCGTGCTTCGCGACGTCGCCGGGCCGTGGGCGGCGGCGATCGATTTTCGGGCGCGAATGCTGGCGGTGAGCTGAGCCCCACCCCTACCCCTCCCCTGAAGGAGAGGGGAAATAGAAAAGGAGAAGAATATGGCGGCGGAACGCGGCAGCGCATTCCTGCTCAAGATCGGCGACGGGTCGCCGACCCCAAGCTACGCAACGGTGGCGGGGCTCAAGACCACGCAGCTTTCGATCAACGGCGACGCGGTGGCGATCACCAACAAAGGCAGCGGCGGCTGGCGCGAGCTGCTGTCCGGCGCCGGAGTGCGATCGGTTTCGGTCGCCGCGAGCGGGATCTTCACCGGCAGCGCAGCCGAGGCGCAGGTGAAGGGGCTGGCTTTGAACGGCGCCCTGGAGAGCTATGAGCTCAGCTTCGAGAGCGGCGACCGGATGCGCGGGAAGTTCCTGGTCACGCGCCTGGAATATGCCGGCGATTTCAACGGCGAGCGCAACTACACGATGGCGCTCGAGAGCTCGGGCGAGGTTGCCGCGCTGTGACGTCTTTGTCAGACCCCTCACCCCAACCCCTCTCCCGCAAGGGGGAGAGGGGCTTTGGAGCCAACCCCTATCGCGGTGAAGCGATGCTCGAAGTCGCGGGGGAGGCGCTGGTGCTTCGGCCGACCTTCAGCGCGCTGATCGCGGCGGAGGACGAGCTCGGATCGCTGTTCGAACTCGTCGAGCGGGCGGCCGAGGGGGCGCTTCAGCTGGCCCAGATCGTCGCCTTGTTCGATCACCTTTCGAAGGGTCGGCCGGAAGCGATCACTCGGGAGCGGATTGGGGAGGCGGTGATCGAAAATGGGCTCGCCAGGATCACACCCATTTTGAGGACGGTGCTCGCGCAGATTTTGCAGGGACGATGAAGTTCGGCGAAGCAGCAGCTCGATTCAGCGGCGCGGCAAGCCTGCTGCTGGGCTGGCGACCGGATGAGTTCTGGAATTCAACGCCAGCCGAATTGGCGCTGGCGCTCGGCGGTACGCGCGAGGAGGTCGATGCACCCGATCGCGAGACAATCGAGACGCTCCGTCGACGCTTTCCAGATCAGTAGTTGCGCAAGCCGTAGGCCAGAAGAAGAGCACCAATTAGCGCCACGATCGCGCTGAAGATCAGCGAGCCACTCAGGATCAAAACGAAGCTAATCGGCAACAAGCCAAACCCGATACGCGCGGCAACGTAGGGCAGCGTGAACGAGTCATCGGGCGGCCGCCAGAAGGGTTCTTTTTCTCGATAGCCGCTCATCAAAGCGCAATAACAGACGAAAGCCTGAAAATGGACGAGGAAATCGAACGGCTGGTCGTCAGCGTCCGGGCCGACACGGCCGCGTTTGCGCGCGACGTCGCGGCGATGCGGGGCGAACTCGAGGGGCCGCTGGTCGCGGGCGCCGGGCGCGCGGGGCGGATGATCGACGGAGCGCTCGCTCGGGCGATCACGACGGGAAAGCTGGGCTTCGACGATTTGAAGCGCGTTGCGCTCGCCACGATGGCGGACATCGCGCAGGCATCGCTCCGGGCCTTGTTCAATCCCGGCGGAGGTA